TCTAGTTATGCAGTTTATTCAATGGGCTAGCCTTTTTTGACAAAAGTGTTACCATTCACCCCTAGCTTGAGGCTAAAAGCAATCACTGGGGGTGAATGTGTTAAAGATAGAATATGTCGCTACGGACGACTTAATACCGTATATCAACAATTCACGCACTCACTCTGAGTCGCAAATAAAGCAAATCGCAGCATCTATTCGCGAGTTTGGCTTTACTAATCCTATTCTCATCGATGAAGGTGGCTCTGTAATAGCGGGTCATGGGCGCTTGGTTGCCGCCGAACTTCTAGAACTTGATGAAGTCCCCACTATAACCTTAGAAGGTCTTACAGACGCGCAGCGCAAAGCCTACGTCATTGCTGACAACAAGCTCGCTCTAAATTCTGGTTGGGATGATGAGTTATTAAAAATAGAGATTGAAACTTTAAAGAATCTAGAATTTGATGTAAGCATCCTCGGTTGGGATATATTGCCTGAGTTTGATGGGGCTTTAGATTATTCTATTTTAGAGGATGACCATGAAGACGCATTAAACGAAATGCAATCTGGGGTAAAGAAAGCGATACAAATTGAGTTTGATGCAGAACATTATGACGAAGCTGCCCAGTTGGTAAAAGAATATAGACAAAAAGACGCTTATATAGGTGCGATTTTAATAGAGGCTCTAAGGAAAGGCAGGGAAGAATAGGTGAAAGCTGTATTCCTGACTGGCTCTATGGGGTCTGGCAAAAGCACTATCTTAGAAGAATCTAAGTTTGTCAGCCAACATGGTTTCATTAGAAGCTGCGAAGATTATGACATATTAGGCGTGAGTCAGGCAGGAGCAGACTCTTTGTCTAAATACAGCAAAGCAGATGTCCTTTCTTCATTGGAAAATTATTCTGGCAAGAAGCTAGTGATAGCGGGTGAATACTATTCAAAGCAAGTAGACCTAGAACGATTTAAGAATATGGGCTTTGAAATCTATGTAATACTTTTGAATGTCACTAGAGAAGAAATATACAAAAGAGTTTTGTCTAGGGGCAACGGAATGTGGAAAGAAAACACCTACAAGACAAATCTTACGAATAGAATTAGTTTTTTCAAAGCCTTCCAAGGCAATAAATGGGTTATGAAGAATAACACATTGCAAGAACAACAATTTGTCATCAAGAGGCTTTTGAGTATATGAAAGAGCTCCATCTAAAAGAGGTTAGTCATAACGTCAAGGTTGGGGACACTTGCGATTATATCTGTCCGAATATACTTGAAGACACCTTATTCATTGGTGAAGGAAAGCCTATCGGGTTTTATATCAAAGACATAGGAAAATACAGCGAAAAGGCTTCTCAGCTTGCTGATATAGCTGACGCAGAACTAAAAAGCGACAGAGTTCCAAAACAAGAAATGAGCAGGGGTCCACAGGGTAATAAAGCAGATAAGCTAAAAAGAATAATGGAAGGAAAGAATTTAGTTACACAGTACTCAACCATACTTGGCTCTATTCCTCCAAAGCCTCACATGAGAAGACCCTATCCAACTAGAAGTAGCGTTCATGGGGTTGCAACGGCTAAAACCTTTATCAAGGCTATGCTGATGCTTGCCAAAGAAAGTGAAAATATAATCAAACAAATTACGCCAGAACTATACGAGCAGCAAAAAAAAATAATTGCTGAGAATATCGCAAAGGAATGGAGGTTCTCAGACCTTTTCACTAGCAGTATTTCTAATTTCAATATTGCTGCTGATTTTCATAGAGACAACGGAAACCTAAAAGGTTGTTCTAATGTAATTATAGCGAAAAGAAAAAATAGTGTAGGGGGATGTACGACAATCCCTGACTACGATGCGACAGTAGCAAGTGATGATAACTCCATGCTGTACTACCCTGCTTGGAGGAATGTTCATGGAGTAACACCTATAACCCCGACTCATTCAAATGGTTATAGAAACACATTAGTATTTTATCCATTAGCTAATTTCCCAAAAGATTGATATGAAAATTGGAAACCAAGGTGACGGCGGGGGAAGACCCGCTACAGAGTTTGACCAAGACCAAATTAACTTGGTAGAGAAACTCGCCGCAGTATTAACAAAAGCACAGCTGTCTGATTACTTCGGTATATCGGAGACTACATTTCGTGCTGTAGAGCAAAGGCAACCGGAAGTTTCTAATGCTTATAAAAAGGGTAAGGGCAGGGCTATAGCAAGCGTGGCTAGTAATCTTGTTAACCAAGCGCAGAATGGCAATACAACTGCGGCTATATTTTACCTTAAGACTCAAGCGGGTTGGAAAGAGCAAGACACAACCACAATATCTACTAACGAAGACAATGTTATACAGATAGTCCGTGCAACTAAGTCTGACTGAGCCACAAGAAGAGTTTCTATGCTCCGAAGCTAAGTACCCTGCGCTAGTCGGTGGGCTTGGTAGCGGAAAGACAGTAGCGGGAATATCTAGGCTAATCTGCCTAATGGTTCAAGACCCTGCTATCAACGGCGCTTACTATATGCCGACCTATGATTTGCTTAGGTTACGCGCATTGTCTGGGCTTGAAGAAGAATTAGAAAAGTTAGGGCTGCCGTTTAAAACTAACCGCTCTGAGTACACTGTTTCCATTCACGGCTACGGTATGATTATCCTGCGTAGCTATGACAGACCAGAAAGAATCGTTGCCTATGAGGTGGCGCATAGCATTGTTGACGAGCTAGACACTCTGCCCAAAGATAAAGCTGCGCTAGTGTGGCGAAAGATAAGTGAACGCAATCGGCAAAAGTGCAAGCATCCTGCGGGTAATACAATCGGCTGCGTAACTACACCAGACCAAGGCTATAGCGGGTTCGTCTATCAAAAGTGGGTCAAGTCATTGCAAGATGGCTACGTGGTTATTAATTCCCCTACAGCATCTAATCCGTTTCTGCCTGACGGTTATATCCAACAGATTAGGGATAACTATGACCCAGTTCTAGCCGACCTATTTCTAAAAGGCGAGTTCGTTAGTTTATCTGCTAACAAGGTTTACCATTTCTTTGCTAGAGAAAAACATCACACAGACCGCATGATTACTGACGCTGACAAGTTTCTCCATGTCGGAGTTGATTTCAATATTGGTGGATGCTGCGCGATAGTTAGCGTTATAGATGGAAAAGACCCGATTACAGTTGATGAGTTTGTTAGCCACGACACTAGAGATTTCTGTGCGCGTTTATCTAAATATGAGCAGCAAGGTAGGAAAATAACCGTATACCCTGACGCTAGCGGAAAGTCTGGTAGCACTAACGCAACTGGGTCAGATATTGATATAATACGGCAGCACGGTTACGCTGTAGACTGTCCGAATGCGAATCCTATGGTTAGAGACCGTATAAACGCAGTAAACGGATTGCTATCGCATGACCGATGGCTAGTGAATACGGATAACTGTCCAAACTTAACTGACGCTTTAGAGTCTCAAGGTTATGTAAAAGGACAGCCCGAAAAGTTCAGTGAACATCCTGCTATAGACGACTGGGTTGATGCGGCAGGTTATTTTATCAACCGCAAATGGTCGCTGGGCAGACCAATCGTGGTCACAGATATAGGTATGGCACGATGAGCATAGATTTCAAGAACCCGAAGTATCGGGATAACGTAGACAAATGGGAATTGGTAAATGATATTTGCGATTCCACTAACCTCAAAAAGTATTTGGTTCAGCTAAACCCTCAAGACGTATCCGTTGAGAATGTAGAGCGCAACTCGCAGTTCTTTAAGCGCAGTGTGTTCGCCGCAGTCGCAGGATATACAAGCCGTGGGTTTGTAAGTAAAGCGTTTACCAAATCACCAACACTAGAAGTCCCTGAAGAGCTTGAGTATGTATCTACGGATATAAACGGCGCAGGTGCATCTATCTATCAACAATCACAGGAAGTAATGCGTGACGTAATCCGTGTTGGTCGCAGTGGTTTGTTGGTAGATTTCCCCACTACAGACGGTGAAGTATCACGCGCTGATATTCTTAAAGGAAACATCTTCGCTACTATTACACGATTTGATTGTAGAGAGATTATAAACTGGCAGACTAAGCGAGTTGGGT